TGGCACGGCTCACTGAAAACGACGGCCGCGAGTTCACGGTCACGCGCACCCCGGACGTGGAGTCGGCCGGCTACCCGTGCCTCTTCGCGGTCACCCTCGACGGGCACACGGCGGTCAGGGTCACCAAGGGCGGCTTGCAATCCATCAAACGGGAGATCAGCCGCGCATTGCGCGACGCGAAGGAGGCCGACGATGCGCGTCGATGACATCCAAGGCCATCACATCAAGTCCCGTCGGGCGGCGGGGTCCAGTACAGCAATGGGGACACCCGTTGCCGACCCCGGTGTTCGCCCCGCCATCCGACGTCTCACCGACCGCTACCCGGCGCTGTGCCTGCTGGCGCTCACCCTCGCCGGCCTCGGCGTCACCGTCCGGGCGCTCGCATGGATCCTCTCGCATGACGGCTGTTCGCACCCGGTGGGCGCGGTCGTGGCGGTGCTGGCGCTCGCCGGGTGCGGCGTGTTCGCGTTCGCGCCGGTGCTGATGCTCATGGCCTCCCAGGTCGGATGGCTGTTCCCGGAGGATTCCCAGCGCGAATAACAAAGTCTTGGTCGGGCGTCGTTTCTTCCTCATCTTCCGACGCGCGGCCGGCGACAAAGGTCAGTCGTTAAAACCAAATAACCATAACCGAAGAGCTCAACCCGGTGTCGCGCCGGGACCCTGCGGGGTCGAACCTATCCGGCGCGGCGCTTACGGGCGGCGCAGGTAGCCCCCGGCCGAGATCACGCGGGTCATGACGCGGGGCAAAGGCCGGGACCCGGTTCGATTCCGGGCCGTCCACGAAACCACAAGGTTTCAGCCGACAAAAAAGGACGGTCCCCGCTGGCACGGGGACCGCCCGAAAGGAATACCCAAGAGAAAGGATACGTCGTGAGTGCAACGGTTTCAAACGCGCTGTCGGGACTGGTCACGGTCAGGCAGCTCGCCGAGCATACCGGCTACAGCCGTTCGACGGTCTACAAGTGGAGTTCCGGGGAGCGTCCCAGCCCCTATCCGGAGCCGGTTCGGAAGAACGGCCGCGTCATCGGCTGGAGGCGCGAGGACGTGGAGAACGCAGACAAGCGGAACCGGTGCAGCCGCGCCGAATATCTTTACGGAGGTCAACGATGAACCAGAACAGCATCGACGAATCCAACGATTTCGGCGACGCCGACGACTGGATGATGGCGATGCGACGACTCAGCGAGCAGCTGCTGTACGGGCTGGAATCGCTCACGGCGAAGCCGGACGCGCAGTCCCTCAACAACCTCCTGTTCATCGCGTCGCTCCAGAGCGGCGTGAGCATCGAACCCGGCGTGAAGTCGCTGCTCGACACCGACGAGATCAGGCTGCTCGCACCCCGCTGGCTGCGCATCCTGCGCGACGCCGCCGACGCGCTCCTGCAAGTCGAGGCGTCCATGGTCAGGCAGGGGCAGCAGGGCACGCCATGCACGCAGATACACGCGGCAGCCGGCCACGCATTGCACGCCATGGCATCGGTGCTCGCGCTCGCCTCCACACAGATGGGAGGCGAGAAGCTATGAGCCGCATGACCATCGACAAGGCCCGCCGAAGCACCGACATGTTCTCGCTCAGGCGCTTCGGCGGGGCGGGCACCACGAAGGAGAGCCGTCATCGGGCTTGGCTTGCCTTCCGCACCGAGGGCGTGGGCGGCTCGGATATGAGCACCATCCTCGGCCTCAACACCTACACGACGCCCTATGAGCTGTGGCTGGAGAAGACGGGCCGTCAGAAGCCGGAGGACATCAGCGGCAGGTGGGCGATCATCAAGGGCAACGCCTTGGAGGTCGAACTGCGCCGCAGATTCCGCCAGCTCCACCCGGAATACCAGGTCATCGACGGCACCGACATCAGCCTCGTGTCCATCTCCCACCCGGTCATGCACGCCTCACTGGACGGTTTCATTTACGACGAGGCCTCGGATTCGTGGGGCATCCTCGAGATCAAGACCGCGAACGCGAACCGGGGACGCACCGACTGGCACGACGATATGGGCGAGCTTATCGCCCCCGATTACTACATGGCGCAGGTCACGCATTACATGGCCGTCACCGGCTTCCGCTGGGGCTACGTGTACGCGGACATCGGCGAATCCGAGCCGGTCGAGATCAGGTTCGAGCGCGACGAGGACGATGTGAACGCCGTCATCACCGCCGCCGAGGACTTCTGGGGGTTCGTCGCACGCGACGAGATGCCCCGACTGACCGGGCAGGACGTCGCCAAGGCGTACCCCGACCCGGCGGAGGGCATCGAGGACATGACCGGCGACAGCGACCTGCAGGATGTCATGGACTCATACCGTCAGGTCATCGCCGACGAGAAGGCGTTGAAGGCACGCAAGGAGGAGCTGCAGGACTGCATCCTCGTGTACGTCGGCGACCACGAGGGCGTGCGCTGCGGCAACCTCCAAGCCACCTACAAGACGTCCTCACGCAAGGGCTACACGCGCGTGGTCGAACCATGGGAGGGCCGCACCTTCCGATTCAGCGAAATCAAACCGAAGAAAACCAAGTAAAGGAGAACCGATTATGGGACAGTTAGCGACACAGGCGCAGAACGTGCAGATGCAGGCCATGAACCCGCAGCGCCAGATGAAGCAGCTGCTCGAGAAGAGCTGGCCTCGCATCGCGGCGGTCATGCCGCAGGAGATGAGCGAGAAGCGCCTCTACCAGATGTACGTGAGCACCATCAACCGCGAACCCCAGCTGGCCAGCTGCTCGGTCGAATCGGTGTTGTCATGCTTCATGCGCTGCACGAGCCTCGGTCTGGAACCGTCGAACGTGAACGGGCTCGGCATGGCCTACATCCTGCCATTCGGTAACAAGAACATGCGCACCGGCCAGAAGGAGGCCATGTTCGTGCTCGGCTATCGCGGCATGATCGCGTTGGCCCGTCGTTCCGGCCAGTTGAAGAGCATTCACGCGCAGGCCGTGTACCAGGGCGACGAATTCGATTACTGGGAGGATGAGACCGGCCAGCACTTCAAGTTCCGCACCACCCGTGGCGTGCCGCACACCGAGGCCACGCTGACCGACGTGTATGTGAACGCCCAGCTGCTGCCTGCAGGAAGCGTGTTCGTGCACATGACCAAGGAAGAAGTCGAGGCCGTCAAACGCCGCAGCCCCGCAGGCAACAAGGGCCCATGGCGCACCGACTATGAGGCCATGGCGTTGAAGACGGTGGTGCGCCGCAGCTTCAAATGGCTCCCGGTGAGCGTCGAAGCCCAGTCCGCGGCCGTCTCCGACGAGACCACGCCCGACTATTCCGAACTGTTCCGCCCCCTGCCCGACGAGACGGTGGATGATTCGCCGGTTGACGTGAGCGTGGACGAGTCCGAACAGCCGCAACAGGAAACCCAGCCCGAGGCGGAGCCTTCCCCGGTGGATGTGAAGCGTGCGGAGATGATTCGCCGCTTCCAGGCGTTGGGCGTGGCTTCGGACGCGGAGGCGTGCGAGACCATCACGAAGATTCTGAATCGTGAGGTGAAGGCAAGCGATGAGCTGACCGAAGCGGAGCTTGACAAGGTGCTGGGCCAGTTGAAGGCCAGCGTGAAGGAAGGCGAGTGACCATGGCGGGCAGGACGAGCATCATCATCCAGGGCACGGCGTGGAGCGTGCAGGAGACGAAGAACGGTAAACGGTTCCTGCGCGTCTCTGTGTCGCCGGGCTACCGTGACCGTAACGGCAACTGGGTCAGCCAGCCGGAACAGAACTATTCGGTGTGGCCTACGGGTTACGTGAACCTCAACCCCGTGTTCGACCAGATCAACCAACTTCGTCAGAATCAAGACCAGTTCGTGGACGTGACCATCGTTGGCGAGGTCAACGGGTTCAACGGCTACCAGACCAAGCAGGGTGAATTGGCCGCGAGCTGCAACGTCAACGCCAGCGCCGTCGCCATCACCAACGTTCGGCAGAAGGGCGGCGGACAGTCTCAGGGTTACGGCGCGCAGGGCGGCTACACGCAGCAGACGCAGGGCGGATACCAGCAGTCGCAGCCACCGGCCTCCGACCCGTGGGCCAACGGCGGAAGCGACCCGGAGTTCTGACCATGTTGCACCTGTATCACGATGAGACGCCGACGGACGTGGAACCGGTCTGCCCGAAGCACGGCTGCACGCTGTACCCGGCACGGCCGATTCCATGCCCGGAATGCGAAGAGGAAGCCGAAGAGGAGTATCACATTGAACGCTGAAAAAGACCAATTGATTACGCTCGCACACTCGATGGAGGTGTCCTACAGCGCGTTGGACGCGGAGGCGGGACTCTCCTACGACACCACCGTGCGCGTCAGCGTACACCCCGCCCATTATTACCCCGATTTCGTGGCCGTGACCCTGCTGTGGCTTGCTTCGAGCCACATCTTCCACGGCGTTGATGAGTTCAACCGGTTCCGTGATGATTTCGAGGACCGGCCGGAGGAACGCTACCAGCAGATCATGGACGCATGGCCCTTGGTGTTCGGTTCCACGGAAAAGGCCATGAAGAAATTGTTCTCGCCGGCCAAACCGGTCGTGAAACGCCCCCCTTGGTCACTGTGCCCGCGTTGCAGGAAACCCGTATGGGCTCAGGAAGGCACCACCGACCTGCGCGAGACCCAGCAGCTGCTGAAGCAGAACCCGCTTCCCCGCTGGTGCCGTGTGTGCGGCCAACGCTTCGAATACACGCTGGGCGACCACATCTCCTGCAGTTCCGAGTTCTCCATCACGGAGACGATGGACACGCTCAAAAGCATGTTCCCCACCGAGCAGCCGAACTTCGAGACCATCGCCATCGAAGCCGCACACGAGGACGGTGAGCGGAATGGCTAACCCCTCGAAGAAACGCGGAACCGCGTGGGAGACGGCCGTGTGCGGATACCTGCGCTGGGCGCTGGGAGACGACCGCATCCAACGGCTCACGCTCCACGGGTCGAAGGACGTGGGAGACATCGGCAACGTGCATCTGCGCGGCCGCCGCGTGGTCATCGAATGCAAGGCCACGCGCCGCGCCGCCTACAGCGCGCACTGGGGCGAGACGACCGTGGAGATGGGCAATGCCAACGCGGACCTGGGCGCGGTCGTCTGGAAGCGTCCCGGCCACGGCGTCGACACGCTGGAGAAGATGCGCGCGCACCTCGCCTACATGGGCGAGGACGTCTGGAAGCGGATGCTCGAGCTCAGCGGCGTCGACCCCCGGCGCATCGAGACGATGGCGATCCCGCGCAACCCCGATCTGGTCGGCCTGCCGCTCGACAGCCTCGCGCTCCTGCTCAACCACGGGCTGCCCCTCGGCCCCGAAACGATCGGCTGACCAACACACACCAGGGCGGCGACCACCACGATCGCCGCCCGCCACACACACGAGATTTAGGAGGTTGACAATGGCAGGCTATGCGAGGCTCAGCAACGGCTTCTGGCAGGACAAGGACATTCTCAAGCTGCGCCGCATGAACCCCTCGGCGGCGCTCCTGTACGTCATGGCGATCAGCTGGTGCTCCGACCACGCCTCCGACGGCATCATCGCCGATGACGAGCTGCTGTATGTCCTCAATGCCTCGGACGGGGACGTCGCCGACCTCGTGGCCTCCGGACTGCTGCTCAGGGGCAGCGACGAGGGCTGCTACATGATCCGCAACTATCTCAAATACCAGAATTCTTCGCGGCAGATCGATGAGTCGCGGGAGCGGGAGCGTGTCAAGAAGCGCCGCCAAAGGGAGGCGAGGCAGGACATCGCGAATGTCCCCGACGTGTCCCCGAAGGACGATGCGAATGTCCCCGACGTGTCCCTAGGGGACATCGCGAGTGTCCCGGACACGTCTTTTAACCAAGAACCAAGAACCAAGAACCAAGAAGATATATCTTCTTACCCCCCTACCCCCCACGAAGCGGATTTCGACCGGCTGCTCGACCGCATCGAGGGCTTCTACCCGCCGAACCGCTTCGACGGGAAAACCAGCCGGACGCGCATGCAGCTCGAGATCGACTGGCCGAGGATCGCCAAGGCCGCAGGAGACGACGACCCGGCCACGTTCCTCGAGGCCCGCGCCCGAGCCTACTGCGAGGCGACCGAACCCCGGTACGTCAAGACCTTCGGCCGGTTCATCTCGGGCGAGCTCTACACGCGCCAATGGGTCAGACAACCGGAGGAGACGAAGCCCAGGGCGTCGCCGAGAAGCCTGGAACGGCCGGCGAAGAGCCGATCGCAGGAAAACCTCGAAGCGAACATGGCCCGCACATGGGCGTACATGACACCCGCCGAACGGGCGGAATACCAACGACGACACGGAGGTGACGACAATGCTCAGCAAGGGTGAGGCGGCGGCGCTGCTGTCGCTGCGCAACAGCCATCACGGCAACGCGCAGTGGGACGACCTGCAGCTCGACGCATTCCGCAGCGAACTGAATCCGGGCATCAGCGCGGACGAGGCGCGGGAGGCGATGCGACGCTTCTATGCCTCGGACCATGACGGCCGCTGGTGCGGCTCTGGCGACATCAACGCGATAGTGCGCCGCATGCGCAACGAGGCGAAACCCTCGGAGGCGCAGATAGGCCGCGAATGCGAGACGCGACGACTCACGCCGGAACAGGCGTGGGCATACCGGCGGCAGCGGATGCTGGGCGACAGCCCCAGCGAGGCGTCCCGCAGCATCCGGCAGGGACGTTCGCCACTGGCCATCGAGGCCACGGACACGGGGCAACGGCACGACCCGCACCGGCGACGATTCACGGGCACCCCGTCCAACCTTGGTTCCACGCCTCCCGCGATCATCGGAGGCCAGGCATGAGCATCGACAAGTACATCGCCAGCTGCCGGCGCGGCGAGCACCCCACACTCGACGAGGCCGAGCCGGAGGGTGACGGCGAGCGCCGGTGCGTGGAGTGCGGGCGCGGCGAGACCGAGACGCACATCCGCCGGGACGGGTACTGCGACCGCTGTCACTGGCGGCTCCGATACCACACCGACGAGGAACTTGCTCAGGCCATGGACGACTGCCTCGTCCACAACCAGGAACGAGGCCGACTATGAGCATCATCAGCAGTGAGGCGGAACACGTGTACAAGGACAACAACCCCTACCGGAAGGAAAACGCATGAACGAGATTCAGCTTACAAACCATCTGACCGCGCAATTCATGGCATCAACCATAAGCCGGTACGAGGCCGAAATCCGCGAGGACGGCGACTTCCGAGGCCGCCTGTACGCCATGATCCTCAAACGTCTCAAGCGCAAATGCGAGAAATACGCGAAACGTGAGCGCAAGGCCATCGAATATGTCGCCACGCTCAAGGAGGAATCATGAGGAAACCATTCAAGGACTGGACGTTGGAGAATTTCGTCGGGTTAGCGATGCTCGCTACTGTGATCCTGTTAGTGGTGTCCGGCCTGACGGCCATCTGCTTCGTCTGCTGGGCTTCCGTGCAGACACCCGTACAGCCGGAGCAGACCATCAGCCAACGAATCGAAACCACAGGCGACGTGAAACGTTTGTGCATCGAGGCCAAGACCGATGGGCGCATCGACGCCATGAGCTGCCAGCTTATCGACCCAATGACGGGAGGCGTGCAGTGACGAGTCAGGAAACACGGGACAAAGTGCTCGTATGGCACAAGCGCGGCTACAGCGCAACGGAAACGGCCCGTCAATTGGGCCTTCCGTTGGAGGAAGTGCGTGCGATCATCCGCGAGGGCGACGGTCGTCCGAAGCCGCCGCGCAAGGTCGAATTCATCGAACCTCCATTGTTCGAGCAATGACCCGCAATACCAAATAAAACGAAACCCTCCACCAAAATGACGGAGGGCACGCTCACCAAAGCACCATCATAGCCGAACGTGGAGGGCTTCAAACAATGATCATCCAAACCGAACCATGCCAACACTGCGGCAGCCAGCAGGTCGAGGCACCGTGGACGCTCTGCCGGGACTGCCGCCGCGTCTACGCGAAAACACTCCACCGGCTCCGCCATGACATGATGCTCCTGCAACAGGTATCCCTTCACGCCTACAAGCTCGGCGAACCCGGAGCGGGCGGCAAACCGCAAGGAGGCGCGGCACCCGCGCCCATCAACCTCCACGCGCAGGACATGCTCGACCAGACCGAGGACGGCCTGCAGGACATGTGGAACGAGACCGGCGTGGAAAGCCGTCCGAGATGGCAGGCCCTGCTCAGGGACGCTCCACGACGACTGCCCGACCTATGCCGCGCCAGCCGCTCGGGACATTGGCTGACATGGCTCATCCACGCCTGCGAGCGCATCGAACCGCTCATCGACCGCAGGCCGCGCACACGCAGGATAATCGGCGTCTGCCCCGAATGCGGACGAGAGGTGCTGGCCGCGAAGGGCGAGACGCTGAGACTCTGCAAATGCGGGGCCGTCATCGACGTGGCCAAACTCAAGGCCGAGGCCGCCGACACGCTGAACCGGTACCACAAGACCCTCACTCCCACCGGATGCAGCCAATGGCTCCGCGACGACTACGGGCTCGACGTGCCCGCCATGACGGTGAAGAACTGGCTACGGCGCGGCAAACTCCCCTCGAGCAAACCGGTCGGAGACGATGGATACTACGAGTTCGACATCAGGGAGACGGTCAGCATGGCGATGGCGTATTCCAGGCGGCAGTAGGTTGACACCGACCCGTGGTATACTCCGTATCAGGATTACTGTGAAAGCCTCTGGAATACATATCTCAGGGGCTTTACTCATGCCCATCACACACGGTCATGTGCCATGGCAATCAACCGACATGACCACCTATGCGCGTAGCTCAGCCGGTAGAGCAGCGGTCTCCAAAACCGCAGGTCGTTGGATCGAAGCCAACCGCGTATGCCACGACTTGCGTACCGCAGAGGACCAACCGGCCATCGCAGCGATTGCGAGGGCGTGGTCATAACAGACCAACAGGCCGGGCCGCCGCGAATTCGAACCCCGCCAAAGCCACCGACACCCCACACAGGAGGGAAGCCCCATGGGCAACAAGGCAGGCTCAGGCCGATACCAGAATGGAGCAGCCCGCCGCAAATGCAAAGCCCGACACATCGCAGCCGAAGGGCCAATACCAATCTGCCCACTCTGCGGCAAACCCATCGACCTCACACTCAAAACCCCACACCCACTCAGCTGCGAACTCGATGAGATCATCCCATACAGCCGAGGCGGATCACCAACCAGCTATGACAACACCCAGCTCACACACAGAATCTGCAACCAAAGGAAAAGCGACAAAATAACCAACACCACAGGCCACCAAAACACAAAAAAACAACCACAAAACACCATCCCAATCAGCCGCCAATGGTAACCGGGGCCATCCCCTCCCCCTCCCATGCAAGGCTCCCCGCAGAACACAGCGCCCGCATCCCCCCGCAACCCGCGTGGAGTATCGTACGTTTGGCCGCTGGGGTGTCTGCGAGCGCCCGTGGAAGCCGTTCCGGCATGGTTTTGATGTTTTTGCCCCGTTGTTTTCCGAGGCTGTTACGTTTGATTTTACGCAGTTTTGATATGTCACGAAATTAGTGTTGCGAATCGTTGGAATATATGCTATAGTAATAGCTATGGTCAACCAATGTAGGAATTGCGGCCACTTCTTCCAACCCACACCTAACCCTAGGCGTCCGAGACTGTTTTGCTCGGACAGATGCCGCAAGGCGTGGAGCCGCAAACATCAGATACCCCAAGCGCTCAGGGCATTGCGCCGTTGGGTGCGGGCCGATGGTAAGCGTCCGATTATGTGCGATGGGTCGCCGGCCAGTTCGACGGACTCAAGTACCTGGGCGTCATATTCGGAGGTCATGCGCTCGAAGGCCGGTGACGGTTATGGCATAATGCTCGGCGATGGGCTTGCGTGCTGGGATTTCGACCATGTTGATTTGACCAGTCCGCCCGCGAAGGCGATGGAGCTGCTGCCGGATGCGATCTATGCGGAGGTTTCGACCAGCGGACATGGGCTGCATGTGTTCGTGTGGTCGTCGGAGGCGAGCTTCCGGCGTGCCGGTGTCGAGTTTTATTCGCATTCGCGGTTTATTCGCATGACGGGAAGGAGGTGGCCGAAGTGACCACGGTTATTCGTAATCAGGGCACGAGTCTCGCGGTGCGTGAGAAGCTGGCCGCTGATGGCAGGCCCGTGTTGTTGGCGTTTTCGTGCGGCAAGGATTCCATAGCCGCGTGGCTGGCGATGCGGGATATGGGCATCGAGGTCGTTCCCGCGTATCTCTACTATGTGCCCGGTTTGAGGTTCGTGGACGAGGAGCTTGATTATTTCGAGCAGAAGTTCCAGACCCGAATCAAAAGGTATCCGCACCCGTCGCTGTACCGTTGGCTGAACAATGCGGTGTTCCAGGCTCCCGAACGTCTGCGCTACATCGAGGCGGCGCGTTTGCCTGAGCCGTCGTATGAGCAGATGTGGGATTTCATCCGCGCCGACGTGGGCTTGGATAAGAGCACGTGGTGCGCGGATGGCGTGCGTGCGGCCGATTCGATTCAGCGTCGTGGCGCGTTCGTCCAGTACGGGTACTGGCGGCGCAATCTCAAGAAGGTCTCTCCTATCGGGGATTGGCTCAAGGGCGAGGTGCTGGACTGCATCAGCGGGCATCATATCGAGCTGCCGTGTGATTATGCGTGGTTCGGGCGTTCTTTCGATGGCATCGACAAGCGTTTCACCAAGGTGCTCAAGGACAAGGCACCGGACGATTACGCGACGCTGCTTGAATGGTTTCCCTTGTTGGAGGTGGATCATGTCAGGTGATTTCCGATTCGACTTTTCCAAGAAGTCCAAGGGCAAGAAGGCTGTGAAGCCGGTGCCGGAAAATCTGGACGAGAACGCGAAGGAGTACCGGGAGCGCGCCCGTGCGGAGCGCAAGCGTTTCGTGGATGCGACCGACACCGAGTTCTGGCTGTGCCTGTGTTTCCCCTCCCCCGCCGAGATGGCGCGGTGGCGTGAACGGTTTGGCTTCGGCGAAAACCACCGGATCTATGCGTACCGTGATATCGAGAAGCTACTCGCCCCGTACAAGCCGGCCAAGTCGTCCGCCGTGGCGTTCGGTGCCGGCGTCGGCTTCGGTGGTGGTCTCGGGTTCGCGGAGAAGACGCCTGACCCGCTCGCCGATGTCAAGTACTCCGATGATCTGGAGAAGGATTGTCTCGCCGAGTTCGCCGCCCTGCACAGGGCGCTGGTTTCGGCTTGCAGTCCCAGGAAGCTCGTGGAGCCGACCGATTCCGAATACTGGTTCGCCATCGCGTTCCCGTTGCGAGACGACAAGGATTCTTTCCTTGCCGAGTATGGTCTTCGCAAACTCGGAGATAAATACCTCGATGGTATGGCCGTAGCTCGGAAGCTGGGAGGTGAGTTATGAGGCGAGTCCGTTATGCGAGCACCAACGATATCCGCTATACGGGGTATGGGCGTCGCTCTTCCGGTTCATCCGGTGGCGGTGTGTCCGCCCTGCGTGTGAGTGCGTCCCGTTCCGCGTCGCGATCGAGCGGATCGTGAACCGGTAAACAATATTTTTTTCGTTCAAGCCGTCCCTATGTGGCGGCTTTTTCATTGGGAGGTTCTCATGCGACGCAGCTCTTCTTCGGCTTCCCGCTCGTCCAGCAGCGGGAGCGGCGGCAACTCATCCCGCTCACGCTCGAAGGGCTCAACGCTTTCCGGCGTCGGCTTCTCGAAAGAGCGAATATCCCAATACCGCAAACAGGGCTTATCCGACGAACGTATATCGAAGCTATGGCAGGATACCCTCAAGATGCGCGCGTTGATGAAGAAACGCAAGGAACAGGGAGTCAACGATCTTGAAGCCGGCGTTTCTCAGTCATGGAAGAACGCCCAGGCACGCCGAGACCGGGCGTTCGACAAGCGGTTCAACGACGAATGGAACAGATACCGCAGTGCAGGCTGGAAACGGTAGATCCCGATTTTTCTTGTCCGCATCGTTACTGGAAAGGAGGTGGATCGTGCGTAACCTGTTCCAGCGCGCCGGCAATGCGGTGCGTAATGTGGCCGGTCGTATCCGCAGCGCTTTTTCTCGCGGCGGCTCGCGTTCCTCAGGCTCCTGATTTTCCCGATGGAGGTGGTTGTCATGCGTCCGAGATACGTGCAGGGCGAGTTTGATTTCTCTCGTGCCGCCGGTTCCGCTCGCGCGAGTCGCTCCAGCGGCTCCTAGACATTGATTCGAGGTGATCCAGTTGGCCAAGACCACGATAACGCAGCCACAGTTGCCTGACGGCATCGAGTGGCCGGAGGCGACCGTGCGATGGTGGGAGCATTTGGCTTCCACCCCCGGAGCGGACTCGTGGACGGAGGCCGACTGGGACAACCTCATGAACGCCGCACTGATCCACGCGGACATCTGGGGTTCCGGCAATTTCGCCAGCGTGCCCATACTGAACAAGCTGCTGCAGGATTACGGCATCACACCAGCCGCACGCAGCCAGATCATGCCGGCGAAAGCCCAGAAGCAGGAGCGGCATACGCCGCTCGATGAGATAGCCGAACGACGGAAGCTGAGGGTGATTCAGGGTGGCAAGGCGAAGAGGCGTACAGGAACCTAGCTTCGCTCTGGTTCCCAAGCACGCGCAGTCCGAGGGAGGCGAGGCGTGCGCGCTCGCAGCCGGCTACGACATGAAGCCGGATAAGTGGCAGCGCATCGTGCTCGAGGGGTGGCTCGCCACGGATTCGAAGCTGCAATGGGCGGCGTCGGATTGCGGGTGCGCGGTGCCGCGCCAGAACGGCAAGAACGCGATTCTCGAGTTCACGGAGCTTTATCTCTCCGCGATCATCGGCATGAAGATCCTGCATACGGCGCATGAGGTGAAGACCTGCCGCAAGCATTTCCTGCGCATGAAATACTACTTCGAGAACGCGCGCAAGTTCCCCGAACTGTCGGAACTGGTCACCTACATTCGGGCCACGAACGGCCAGGAGGCCATCGTGTTGAAGAACGGTGGCAGCATTGAGTTCATCGCCCGTTCGAAAAGTTCGGGCCGTGGTTTCACGGTGGACGTGCTGGTGTGCGACGAGGCGCAGGAGCTGACCGACGAGCAGATGGAGGCCATACAGCCCGCCATCTCGTCGGCACCCTCGGGCAACCCGTTGACCATCTACACGGGAACGCCGACACCGCCGACCTCGCCGGGAACGGTGTTCGCGCGCATGCGCCGCAACGCGCATCGTGACAAGCCGCCGAAGAACCTGTGCTGGTTCGAATGGGCGGCGACCGAGATCGGCGACGTGCACGACCAGCAACGCTGGTACCAATACAATCCATCGCTCGGCACCCGACTGCTGAAGAGCGTGGTCGTTTCCGAATCGGAGAAGATGACCCCTGACGGTTTCGCCCGCGAACGTCTCGGCTGGTGGAACGATCAGGCCGGCGCGCTGTCCGATATCGATGTTGACGAGTGGGCCAAGTGCAAGACCGACAACCCTTGCATGGACGGCTACAACTCGTATGCGGTCAAGTTCAGCGCGGACGGCGCGAACGTCACCCTCGTGGCGTGCGTGCGCCCGCCACGCAAGTCGGGTGAATTGCCGCACGTGGAGGTCATAGCCTCGCGCAGCATGCGCGGCGGCACCGGCTGGCTGGCCGACTGGCTGACCGCCGAGAAGGACGGTGCGGAACGGTGGCGCAACGCCATCGGCATCATCATCGACGGGCGCGTGGGAGCGCCCACCCTGGTCAACAGCCTCATCGACAAGGGCGTGTCCAAAAGAGTGATCGTGGTGCCGCGCCCTTCCGACGTGGCGGACGCTTGTTCGATGCTCGAACAGGCCGTGAACGACCATGAGCTTACCCATTTCGGCCAGCCTCTGCTTGACGAGGCGGTGGGTCATGCGAAGCATAGGAAAATCGGCGACGGGTTCGGCTACGAGCCGTCCATGGAGAACGTCGATGTGAGTCCCGTGGAAGCGGTGGCTCTCGCGTATTGGAACGTCAAGACTTCCAAGCGTCATCCGGGAAGAAGAGCGAAGGCGGTGGCATTCTGATGCAGATTCCCAGTCTTGAAAACGTGCAGGTCGATAATCTGCCCGACGAGTGCCGAGAACCGTGGGATTTGATGATACGTCAATGGTCCCAGAAGCTCGAACGTAACCTGTTGCGCACCAAATACTACGACGGGCGAAACGAGCTTAAGAATCTGTCCATCGCTGTGCCGGACAGCATGGCGGGGATAAGCGAGGTCGTGGGCTGGCCGCAGAAATCGGTGGACGCTTTGGCCGACCGCATCGTGTTCGATGGTTTCGTCGGAGTCGGCGACGACAGCCGCGATCCGTTGGGTTTGGATTCGATTCTTTCAGACAACGACTTCGACGTGGAATTGCCGCAGGCCATCCGCAGCGCGCTCACTCACTCATGCTCGTTCCTGAACGTGCGCAGCGCGGAACCGGAAGACGGTCTGCGTTCCAAGGTGTCCGTGTCGTTCCGCAGCGCGCTCTATGAGACCGGCCTGTGGGATTACGCCCGTCGCGGCCTGTCGGCGGCGTTGTCGATAACCGATATCGACCGCTCCCAGTACGCGCAGGCGAACACCATCGTGCCTTCCGAACTCATGCTCTACATGCCCGGCTACACGATTCGTATACGCCGCACGCAATCAGGCCGCTATCATGCGGACGCTCCCCGGAACACGTACATGGATCATGTGCCCGTTTACCTGATCCCCTACCATCAGGACCTGAACCGCCCCTTTGGCCGCTCGCGCATCAGCCGCGAGATCATGAGTATCACCGACACTGCGGTGCGCACCATGCTGCGCATGGAGGTAAGCGCCGAATTCTATTCGAGCCCGCAACGCTACCTCATCGGCGCGGACGAGCCGCCCGAGGACAAGAACGGCAAGAAGCTGACCGGCTGGGAAGCCACCATCTCGAAGATGCTCAACATCAGCCTCAACGAGGACGGCCAGGCACCCGCCATCGGCCAGTTCACGCAGATGACCATGCAGCCGCACACCGACATGCTTCGCGCACTCGCGGCACGCATGAGCGGCGCGACCGGCGTGCCGCTCAGCCAGTTCGGCGTCATGACGGATTCCGGCCCTTCCTCGTCCGAAGCGATCATGGCGGCGGAAAGCGAACTTGTCATCGAGGCGAAGAACGCCTGCCGCGCCATCGGAGTGCAACTACGCAAGGCCGCGAGGGACATCGCCATACTCAACGGCACCAGCGAGGACAGCGACGAGCTCGACCGCTTGCAGGTCAACTGGCGTGACCCCGAACGCCCATCGCAGGCCGCGCTCTCCGATGCCATCGTGAAGCAGGTGACGGCCATGCCGTGGCTCGCCAACTCCGACGTTATTCTGGAGAAGCTCGGCTACACGGATTCCGACATCACACGCCTGTTGGTCGACAAGCGCAAGGCCGAGACCCGCAGCGTGCTTGACTCCCTCGTGAACGGAGGCAACAAGGATGACGGACAACCGGCAACTGGACCAGCTGCAAGCCAGCCAAGCCAGAGCGGTGGAACTGGCGCGCCGCGATCTGGCGAAACTGTGGGGGACGCTGCAACAGCTCAGTCCTGAATGGCAACGTGACATGCTGCTCGACTACGTGCCGCAACTGGTCGCCAAATACGGCGACCTCGCGGCACAGGCCGCCTACGAATGGTATATGCGCGTCCGTGGCGAATCGGTGCCCGAATCATGGGAGTACGACCTGTCCGACTCGTTTCCCGGCGACGGCATCGACAAGACGATACGCTGGCAGGCCGGCCACCTGTGGACCGACCCGCAGACCATGCAGGCGTATCTTGTCGGTGCGATGCAACGCTGGGTCATGTATTCGGGGCGCGAAACCATCGCCCGCCTGTGCGAGCACGACCCGTCCGAACCCCGGTACGCGCGCGTGCCGAGAGGCGCGAAGACGTGCGCGTTCTGCACGATGCTCTGCTCGCGCGGCTGGGTGTACCGCAGCGAGAAGACCGCAAAATACGCCAAAGGCTCGTTCAGCCTGTTTCACGACGACTGCGACTGCCAGATAGTCCCCGAATGGGACAGGGACCAAGCTCACATCGAGGGCTATGACCCCGACCGCATGTACTCGGAATACATGCACGCCCGTAGCCTCATCGAGAACGGCGGCCTGGACGACGACACCTATCGGATGATAAAGGCCACCACAAAAGGCAATCCCGACAATCCCAACGACCCGAACACGATCACCTATGTGATGCGCCGACTCTACCCCGACCGTTACAAGGACGGCTACGGGGTGCCACGACCGTCGCACTCGAACTGAGATTTTCCCCAACCACCCGCACGGGTGGTTTTTTATGCCCGAAACGGGCCCAACCCACTAGGAGGAACCATGACCGAAGAGGCCAACGGCAACCAGCAGGCGGCATCGACCGAGAACGGAGCGAAGCCGCCCGAAATCGATTACGAGGCCAAATACAGGGAGGCCGTCGCCCATTCCCGCGAATGGGAGAAACGCGCCAAGGACAACAAGGCAGCCGCCGACGAACTGCAACAGCTCAAGGAGGCCCAACTGTCCGAAGCCGAAAAGACCGCCAAGCACATCAAAGAGCTTGAAGCCAAGAACGCCGCCTACGAGGCGGAAAAACAGCAGAACGAATGGAAGACGCAGGTCTCCAAGGAAACCGGCGTGCCCATCGCACTGCTCCATGGCTCCACGCTCGAAGAGATGCAGGCCAACGGCAAGGCGCTCGCCGACTACATCGCCGAGAAGACCAAGCCGAAGGTGCTCGCCTCCTCCGAATCCAACCAGCCGCCCGCACCATCCGGCTCCTCCGGCGACTGGATCCGTGACCAGTTCCTTGAACAAAAGCAGAAATAACCTCCCCACTCCATAGAAAGAAGGTATGACGATGGTTTCCAACGTGAACTCCATCATCACCAGCGGCGACCTCGGCGGCGGACTCATCCCCACCGAATACGCCACCCAGATTATCCAGGACGCCCCCAAGTCGAGTGTGTCCCTCACCCGCATGCGTCAGATTCGCATGAGCACCCGCACGCGCACGCAGCCGGTGCTTGACTCCAAGCCGATCGCCTACTGGGTTGGCGGCGATACCGGCCTGAAGCAGACCACGAAGATGAAATGGTCGGGCCTGAGCATCACGGCCGAGGAGCTTGCGGCCATCGTGCCCATCCCGGAGGCCGTCATCGCGGATTCCGGCATCCCAATCTGGCCGGAGGTCATGCCGCGTCTGACTTCCGCGCTCGGCTACAAGCTGGATCAGGCGACACTGTTCGGCGTGGACAAGCCGTCCAGCTTCCCGGACGGCATCATCCCGCAGGCCATCACGGCGCACAACACGCTCACCCAGGGCAAGGATCTCGCCAAGGACGTTGCCAGCATGGGTCAGAAGCTCGCCGAACAGGGCTTCGCCATGAACGGCTTCGCCAGCAAGCCGGGCCTGAACTGGGAGCTTATCGGCCTGCGTAACACCAACGGCACCCCGATCTACGTGCCCTCGCTCGCCTCCGGCGCGCCGTCCACCCTCTACGGCTTCGATCTCAACGAGGTAGACAACGGCGCGTGGGATGCCACCAAGGCCGTGCTGCTCGGCGCGGACTGGTCGAACTTCGTGGTCGGCATCCGTCAGGACATCACCTACAAGCTGCTTGACCAGTCGGTTATCTCGGACGATAACGGCAAGGTGATTCTGAACCTCGCCCAGCAGGACTGCGTCGCCATGCGCGTCGTGTTCCGCGTCGGCTTCCAAATCGCCAACCCCATCAACGACGTGCAGCCGGACAAGAGCAAGCGCTTCCCGGCGTACGTCATCGCGCCGCCCTCCGCAGTGGCCGCATAGTGATGGCCATGGGACTGAAGCTGCTGGCCGTAGCACGCGGCTTCGGCATCATCGCATCCTGACATTAAGGAGGCCGTCATGGCCGACGAAACGGAAGAAAACCCATTTGCCACGCATTTGGAATTGGCCAAACGCTGGAAGCAGATGCCGGACGACCCGGATTATGTTGACCATCGTCTGGCCGATGCATCGCAGTTCATTCGCGAACAGTGCCCCGATTGGCGGAACATATCGCGGGCGACGCTTGAACGCATCGCCTGCGAGCTCGCCAAGGATGTGATCTCGTCCGACATGCAGACCGAGGGCGCCGGTTTCGATACGACCGGTGCCAGCAATCTCAGTCTCACGGCGGGCAGTTTCACCCAGTCGATGACCTTCTCGAATCCTCGCGGCGAATTCTATCTGTCCAAGGGACAGAAGAAGGCGCTTGGGCTCACCGGCCAACGCTTCTACAGCATCGACCTGTCGAACGGGGAGGCGTCATGAGGGGCGAGACCGTGAAAGTGGTGCGCTGCACGCCCACTGGCGAGACCGACCCGGGCGGCTCGCCCGTCACGAAGGACGATATCGAATCGGTGGGCAACGTGCTCGTCTCGCCGGGTGCCATGTCGAATGCAACCGATTCGCTGCGCCCTGACGGAGTGACCGTGGCGTTCACGTGCCTGTTCCCGCGCAGCTACGCATACCGGAGCCTGCGCGGGGCGAGCATACGCATCGACGAGCATGACTACAAGGTGATCGGAGACCCGAGGCCATTAGACGGCGGCATGAAGCCGACCGCCTGGAACCTCAAGGTCGAAGTCACGGATTCGAAGGGCTGATGTCCAATACCGTGAGACTCGATTATTCGGCGTTCCTCGCTTACCGCCAAAACGAGGGCGCACGCATTGTCAAGGCCGAAGCCGACAAAATCGCGGGACGCGCCAACTCCACCGCCATGCGTGACGTGCATGTGTCCGCCGGAGAGGATCACGTTCCGCGTTACGAGGCAAGCGTGCGCACCGGCCCCAAAGGTGCCACGGCGAACGTCTATCCGGCCAACCACGCGGCCCACGTCGACAACGCATTGCACAACACGCTTGCCAAAGCAGTGGGAGGTGGCGGCTGATGGCCGTGAACGCGGAGAAACTCGTCATGGACTGGCTCAACGCGGACCCGACGATCAAGGCCGAATATCCGGCGATGTTCGACGTGCCCGCCGGATCGTCGGCCACGCATCCGATGCCGTTCGTCACCGTCGAACAGGTCGGAGGCACGGACGAACCGTTTCGCAGCCTGCCGCTTATCGCGGTGCAGGTGTGGGGCGAGTCGCGCTGGCTGGTCTCCGAGGCTGCGGCGAAACTCATACTCCCCCGGCTCAAACGTATCGTCGAACTGCCCGAGGTCGCCGATATCGACATCACCGGGCGCACGCATTTCCCCATGCCCGACGGGCGGCCCCGTTACCAAATCATTCTCCAGTTGATTATCAAATCAGACGATTAGAAAGGCTGTAAATCATGGTTGATTCCACAACCAACGATTCCACCATGGTGTCGTTGGGCAAGTTCAAGGTCGGCGGCTACGCCTACTGGGCACCCGCCGGCACCACACCGCCCACCGACTCCGCCACCGCATTGCCCTCCGCGTACAAGCTGCTCGGCTACCTGTCCGAGGACGGCCTGACCAACACGACCGACACCGACACCACCGAGATCAAGGACGCGAACGGTACCACCGTGATGAAGATCATCACCAGCTACGCCGAGTCCTACCAGTTCGCCCTGCTCGAAGTGCTGCGAGCCGAGTCCGCGAAGCTCCGCTATAACTCGGACGCGGTCACCGGCACCGACAAGAGCATGACCATCAAACACCAGATGCCCTCCGACGAGGACTTCGTGCTCGTGTTCGAAATCGCGATGAGCGGCGACGTCAAGGACCGTCTCGTGATCGGCAACGCGACCCGCGCCGAGTTCGGCGACCGTCAGGTGCATGCCGGCGACCCGCAGGTGTACGACATCACCGTCTCCGCCAACGACATGGGCTCCGGCGTCACCGCCATCGAATACGTCGGCATCGCCGCGTCCCGTAGCGTGGCCGTCACCGAGGCCCTGGTCGGCAAGGTCATTGATCCGGTCAACGGCGACGAGACCGCCGAAACCGGCGAAGGGACCCCGGCCGCCGAATAACGGTTCTTCCCGCGTCATGCGTTCGACGACTTCCCCGCGACGCGGGAACCCTCATTTTTTCAACCCTCGAAGTCGTCCATGGTTTTTTGGAGAAGTCATTATGTCACGAAACCGTCATCATCGTTACGGTAATACCGCCAGCAACAACGTCCCCGGCAACCGTCCGCAGGATCACAGGCCCGCGCAGGGCAAGCCGCGCACCGTCACCGTCAAGGGAATCTCCCTGACCATCGACCCGAAGGTGCTGGACGATTGGGAGTTCGTGGAATCTCTCTATGACCTTCAGGCCGACCCGAAGGGCAACGCCTTGCAGATCATCCCGTTCCTGCGCCGACTTCTCGGCGACTCATACGGCAAGGCCAAGAACGAATTACGAGGCGCTGACGGTCGTATCGACGGCGAAACCATGGGAGCCTTCCTGAACGAACTGTTCGAGGAGATGAGCAAGGCTTTCCCAAACTCCTGACGCTCGTATACCTGCTCGTCCGCTGCCCCGACCAGCTGGCGGCGGACATGAGGCGCGTATATGGGCTCGGCATCTACGAGCTGGACCCGTTGGAGACGGCCGCGTTTGCCGCGAACCTGCCCGCCGGCTCCCTTATCTGGCAGAAGCTGGACGCCCCGGCCGCGTGGACGCTTGACCAGTATCTGATGACCACGCTGATCGACCAGATGAACATGTGGATGTGGGGCAACGCCGACCCGAAGAAACGCGGCCCACAACCCGAACCGCTGCCACGACCCGGCAACGGAAGCGGCCATGCCGTCGCGAACCCCTCCAAGCCGGAGAACTCCGGGGAAGCCACGCGCAGGACGCGCACCATCAAGCCCATGGCCCTGACCATCGAACAGCTCGACGCGTTCATGAGCCGCGGCTTCACGGACGTATAGAGAGGAATGGTCATGGCATACCAGCTGGCTCAGGCGTACGTGCAGATCGTGCCCAGCATGAAGGGCGTAGGCAAGGCCATCAAGAACGCGTTCGACGGGCCGTCGAAATCCACCGGGCAGAAGGCCGGCCAGAGCATCGGCTCGGGCCTCTCCGTCGGTTTCGCGGCGAAGGTGGGCGCGGTCGCCGGCATCGCCTCCACCGTGTTCTCCAAGGTAGCCTCGGTGGTCACGGGAAGCCTGAACTCCGCGATCTCGCGCGCCGACCAGATGAACAACTTCCCGAAGGTCATGAAGAACCTCGGCTACAGTTCCGAGGACGCGGCCGCCTCCATCAAGAAGATCTCGAGCGCGCTCGACGGCCTGCCCACCACCAGTTCGGCGATGACGGGCATGGTGCAGCAGCTCGCCCCATTGACCAGCAATCTGGATCAGGCCACGAACATCGCCCTCGCGTTCAACAACGCGATGCTTGCGGGCGGCGCTTCGACCATGGAGCAGGAGAACGCGCTCACCCAGTACACGCAGATGCTGAGCGCCGGCAAGGTCGATATGCAGGCATGGCGTTCGATTCAGGCCGCGATGCCCGGCCAGCTCAATCAGGTCGCCGAGGCCATGCTGGGCGCAGGGAAGAACTCAAACGACCTGTATGAGGCCATGAAAAACGGGTCAATCAGTTTCGATGATTTCAACAAGAAGGTCATGGAACTGAACCAGAACGGTTTCGGCAAATACGCCTCGTTCGCCCAGCAGGCCAAGGACGCGACTCAGGGCATCGGCACGGCCATGGAGAACGTGCAGAACCGTGTCGCCAAGGCCGTGCAGAAGGTCATCGAAGCGGTCGGCGTGGAGAACATCGCCGGGGCGATCAACGGTTTCAGCTCCCAGTTCGGCAAAATCGGCGACGCGGCGGCGGGCATGGTCACCGGCGTGAAAGGCTGGTTCGGCAAGGCGGCGCAGGCCGCGCAGCCGCTTGTGTCGATCTGGCAGTCCGATTTCGGCCAGCTCGGAGTGTATCTGAAAGGTCTGACGTCGAACGCGCAGGCGTTCGGCGGGAGTCTGCTCGATGTCGTCACGAATGGCGGGGGCTTGCAGAACTTCCTCACGGGATTGAACAACATCATCTCCCCTCTCGTCAACTGGTGGATCGCGCTTACCCGCAACGTGAGCATCTTCATCGGCACGCTTTCCGACAGCGGCGGAGTGCAGGCGTTCCTCGCGTCGCTCAGCGAACTCTGGAAGGGGCTCACGCAGCTCGGTCAGGGATTGGCAGACGCAGTAACCGGTTTCCTTGCGGTCGGTCAGAACGGTGGCGCCGCAGCCTCCATCGGCCAGCTTGTGGGCGACGCCTTCAACGCCGCCGCCCCATTTGTCGAAAAACTCGCGTCCACATTGCAGTCGCTCGGTGATTGGGCGAGCGAACACGGCGATGCGATACGAACCGTCATCGCTGGCATCGCAGGTGGTTTCGCAGCGTTCAAGACGGCGAGCCTCATATCCGCAGCCGTCACCGCATTGAAATCGTTCGACGTGGCGGCGAAAATCGCCGCAGCCGGACAATGGGTTCTCAACGCGGCAATGAACGCAAACCCAATTGTTCTCGTTGTCACCGCGATAGGCGCGCTCGTGGCCGCGCTCGTCTGGTTCTTCACGCAGACCGAGACGGGCCGCAAGGCGTGGGCCTCGTTCACCTCGTTCCTCTCATCCGCATGGCAGTCGGTGGTTTCGTTCGTCACGAGTCTCGGCCAGAACATCGCCAACTTCTTCACGCAGACAATCCCGAACGCGATCCAGTCTGTCATTCAATGGTTCCAGCAACTGCCTTCCGCGATCGGGACGGCGTTGTCGAACCTGATTACGTCGATTGGCACGTGGGCGGTGAGCTTCGGCCAGTCGGCGTTGCAGGCGGGACAGCAGTTCGTCTCGAACATAGCGAACTTCCTCACGAATCTTCCGGCGACGATAGCCTACTGGCTCGCCTATGGCATCACGTTCGTGGTGCTGTGGGCCGCGCAGCTCGGCTCTCAGGCGATTTCTGCGGGCCAGCAGTTTCTCGCGAACCTCGGCACGTTCTTTGTGCAACTGCCGGGCAATATCTGGAACTGGCTGACCTCCACGGTTGCGTCGGTGGCGAGCTGGGCCGCGCAGATGGGTGCCAACGCGCTTTCCGCAGGCTCCCGGTTCCTCAGCAACGTGGGCACGTTCATCTCCCAGCTTCCGGCGAACGTCGGCTCGTGGCTGAGCGGGGCCGTAAGCGCCGCAGCCAGCTTCGTCGGCCGGATGGCGTCGAACGCGGTCAACGCCGGCTCCCGGTTCCTCTCGTCCATCGGCTCCTACATCTCGCAGGTGCCCGGACGCATCGGTGCCGGGCTTTCCGGCGCGATAAGCGCGGTCGGCTCGTTCGCCAGCAGCATGGCATCCGGCGCGCTTCGCGCGGGCCAGCAGTTCCTGAGCAATCTGGTCAACACGCTTGCATCCATACCGGGACGCATGGTGTCCATCGGCTCGCAGATCGTGCATGGCATTATCAGCGGCATCACGGGCAGCATCGGCAAAGTTGGCAGCGCCATTCTCGGCGGCGTGAAAGATGCCATCTCCGGCGTGAAGAACTTTCTCGGCATCCACTCGCCGTCACGCTTGTTCCGCGACCAGATAGGTCGGAACATCGGTCTCGGTCTCGCCCAGGGCATCAGCAACAGCCAAGCCGCCGTCATGTCCAGCATGAACGGCATGGCCTCGGACATCGCCTCCACACGGTTCACGACTCCCGATGTAGCCACCGGCTACGGTCTGAGCCCGACCAGAGCCTCCGTCTCGACTGGCGGCGAACCGTTATCTGGCGAACTGCTCGGCGAACTCCTGTCGGAACTGCGCGCGCTGCACGCGGATATGCCACTGATTATGGAGAAACTCGGCATCGAAGTCGATGGTCGTGAACTCGGAAGGGTGATACGAAATGCGATCGCTTAGTTATGTGTGCGCCTCGACCGGTGAGACGATCCCACTGGAAGGGCCCGATATCTGGGCTCAGACGGCGGAGGGGCTGCGCGGCCGCGAATGGTCGTACACCCTCGGATACCGGAGTCTAACCGGAGTAAGTCGCACGGCGCGCGAGGCCGAGCTTGACCTAACCTATGTCCGCTGCCCCGAGAAGGTGGATTCGACTCGCCGCCTGTTCGACGCGGACGTGGCCGCCGGAACGCCCGGCACGTTCGACGCGGACGGGTGGACGACTCGCGCCTACGTGGTCAAGGCGGAACCGCAGACCATCACGCCCACGATGGTCGAGACGCAGCTTACCGTCGTGCTCCTGGACGGCGTGTGGCGGAGGGAGACCACCACGCATCACGATCCG